AATTCAGAGCTGACTATGGAGGAATTGCTTCTGTGGTCAGCTTATTTTGAATTGTGCAATGATGAGCAAGAAGCTGCGATGCGCCGGCGACGCTAGACTGGGTCTAGTAGTAGGTGGCTAGCTGTGTCGGGTCAAGTTACTATTGGCATTAATATTGACAGCACTGGTGCAACGCAACAGCTACGTGCAGTGCAGCAAGGCGCAGTAGCAACTGATAATGCTGTATCTGGCCTACTTAAAACGGTTGGTAAATTAGCTATTGCACTTGGCGCAATACAAGCCGTTAAATTTGTATTTGCAAAAACTGCTGAGCTTGAAAGCCAAACACGTAGCTTAGAAGTTCTTACAGGCAGCGCAACAAAAGCAAAACAAATTATTCAAGAATTGCAGCAACTTGGTGCTGTAACGCCATTTACATCAAGCGAATTAATTGATTCAGCCAAACGACTGCAAGCATTTGGTGTTGAAGCTGACAAAGTAGTTGAAACTACAAAACGATTAGCCGATGTTTCTGGCGCTACAGGCGCTGAATTAAGTGGGCTAGTTACCGCATACGGCCAAGTACAAGCTAAAGGGCGACTACAAGGCGAGGAGCTGTTGCAGTTCCAAGAACGCGGCATTGCCTTGCAGGGTGAGCTGCAGAAGATGTATGGGCTATCAGGGCAAAAATTACAAGAAGCATTAGCCAAAGGTCGAATTAGCTCAGAAGCTGTTGAAGTTGCAATAATAAGATTAACTAATACTGGAGGCAAATACGCCGATGGCGCTATTGCGCAAAGCGATACACTTAACGGCAAATTTAGTACATTAATTGACAATGTTGAATCATTAGCCAGAAGGGTAGGAGAAGTTCTTAGTCCTGCTTTAAAAGAAATCTTTAATCAAGCAATTACTGTTATTGATGCCATTAATAATGCAATTGCGGCAGGTCGTGGCGGTGGATTTGCAAGAAATATTGCTGGTGCGAAAGCCTCTTTAAATGTTGGCGCCTCAAGTGAAGCGGTCGATAGAATTACAAAAGGCGTAGGTCAGGTCACTGGTCAAAAAAACAAAGTTGGCATTAATCAAAATTTACAAGTACTTCAACAATATTCAGCAGTATTGCAAAATATAGGTTCAGAAGATGTTAATGCGTCCAAAGCTGTTACATTGCAAGGTGTAATTCTGCAAAAAATTGATTCAAATCTAAAAGCTTTAAAACAGGTAGAAAGCTCGCAAACACAAGTAAAGAAAAATCTTGAAACTCCTGCACTGTTGACTGGCAAAGGTAAAGACGGCAAAGATAAGGCAGCAAGCGATGCAGAAAAGGCAGCGAAATTAGCTGATAAATTAGCTATGGATTCAGCACAATATCAAATGCAAATTGATGGTCAAATATTTAAAAATCAAGTTGATCTTGATAAGTTACGTTACGACCTGCAGCGCCAATTGCAAGAAAAACAACTTAGTAATTTTGTAAATAAATTTACTGGCGCTGCCAAGGAGCAAGCTGGCATTATTCAATCTATGATGATGGGCTCAACTTCATTTGATGCACAGATTAAAGAATTAGAAAACAAAATCAAAGAAGCGCAGCAAAGGTTGCAATCAGGCGCAAAAATGAATCAAGTGCAATCTCCTACCGTTGCTGGTGGCGGCGGCGGCGGTTTTCTTGTTGGTAGCACAGGCGGAAGCAGTGGTCCACATTTAGATTTGCGTGGTTCTGACCGTGAAGGCGTAATCAAGGAAGCGGCTGCAATTATAAAAGTATGGCAAAAACAAGGATTGCCTTATATCGAATTACCAAATGCAAAAATAAATGTAAAAAATATGCTTGATGAATTGAAATTATTACAAGCATTACGTAAGGAGCAAATGGCTCATGATGTCACAAGAGGGAGACCTATAGGAAGCAGTGGAAACGCAGTTGATATATCCGTGCCTTCAGGCACTAAGGTGCCTGTGGTTGCTGGTGCGGCTTCCTTGCAGGGCAGAGGTGGATATACCGCAACATCATTAGCAACAGGCAATAGGATGCTGCATGGCTTGCCTCAATCGAAAGCAGGTGGTGGCGGTCTAGCAGGCGGCGGCCTAGCAGGCGGCGTACCTGGCGAAAATGTAGATCAAACAAAAGCAGAAATTCAAGGTTTAACGCAACAACTCGCACTACTTAAATCACAAGCAAAATCATTTCAAGCGGCAGACTTAACAGCAGGAATTTTAGCCAGTACATCTGCCTTTAGAGAGCAAACAGCACAATTAGGATTGCAAACAGAAGCGTTTACACTGCGCAATCGGTTGCAGATGGAAGGCGTTAAGCCTGAGTTAATAGAAGGTGAATTACAAGTATTAGCAGTAAACCAAAGATTAAGGGATGCGGCTTCAGCCCTTAATATGGACAATAAGGACCATGTAGCAATATATAACGAATTAAGTCAGGCAGCTACAACTACAGCAACTGCAATTCGTGCTTACGCCGAAGCCACCGCCGCTGCCTCGTCACCAATACAGCAATTTATTGGATCTGCTAGGCTGCAATTAAATGATCTTGAATCTGTAGCTGTTCGTGTATCGCAAGGTATTGGCAATGCTGTTGGTAATTCATTAACAAAAGGCGTTCAAGGTTTAATCGAAGGCACAACAACAGCGCAACAAGTATTCGCTGACTTCCTTAAATCTGTAGGCGATATCTTAATGCAAGAAGCAGCAAAGATGATTGCTAATTACATGGCAATTGCAGCCGCGCAAGCACTAGCCGGATTGTTTGGTGGTGGCGGGGGTGGATTTAATGCAGGCACAAGCACAGCATTTGGCGGCGGCATCCCTGGCCTAGATATGGCGCAATTTGGCGGTATCAAGATGTTTGCTGCTGGTGGCAATCCACCAGTTGGCAAGGCATCACTGGTCGGCGAGAAAGGTCCTGAGTTATTCGTTCCATCGGCTGCTGGTACGATCATCCCCGCAGGCCCCACCGCAGGCATACGTGACGCAATGGCTAGCGGTACTGGCAATGGCGCTACAGCACCAGTACTTAATATGAGCTTTGAAACTACAAGATTTGGCAATACCGATTACGTTAGCCGTGACCAACTGGAAGCAGCAATGATGAAAACCAGAGCGGAAGCAACAAAAGCAGGCGCTAGACGTGGCATGACGATGACATTAGATAAACTACAACAATCACCATCCACCCGTAGCAGAGTAGGTTTAGGCTAATGGCTGCGTTCCCTTCTTTTGCACCAACTAGCCGCAGCTTTACGCCAGGCACCTATCCGCAACGTTCGTATCGTTCATTGTCAGGGGTGGTAATTAAACGCACATTTGGTAATGCACCAAGCCAATCAACAGTAGATATGAATTTTGATAATGTAGCTGACTCAACTGCTACCGCGATCATTAATCATTATCGCAACCAAACCGCGATTAATAAAAGATTTCAGTTATCTGCGATAACAATGGGCGGCATGGATTCAGGTTTAGTTAGCATTGCCAATGGCACAATCGATAATTTACGATTTGAATATAAAGATCCACCATCAGTGCAATCAGTAAGGCCAGGTCGTTCAAGTATTAGCGTATCACTAATTGGCGAAATCCGTGATCCCAGGAGTGATGACTGATGGCGCTTGATATCCGTATTGCACAGTTTTTTAAGTTACAAGCAGCTAATGGTCAAGAGCATTATTACCAGAATTATTTCGCTAATGAAACCATAAATTATGGCGGCAAATTATATAGCTTTGCACCATTCCGCGCTGAAGGAACAACAGCATCTTTAAACGGTGATAACAATGTATTGCAAGTATTATTCCCAAATGTAGATTTTGCAGTGCAATTACTTTATAGCAGTAATAGCAACCGCCTATCCGTGATGGAACTTACAACGCAATGGCTAACGGCTGAAAATGCTTATGCTGGAACAGCATTGACAGAATATTATATTGGCATTGGTTCTTCTATTAGCGAAACCACTTTAGAGCTAAGATTTAGAAGTTCAATTGATAGCGTATCATCTAACTTCCCAAATCGTACATTAACCCGTGAACTGGCTGGTATATTGCCATTAGATGCGCAACTGGTCTTGCAATGAACATAACCACCAATGATTTAATTGGTTTGCAGTATGGCTGGGGATATGCGCCAGGCGATGGTACGGGCATGACAGACTGCTTTCAGCTTGTATGCGAAATGCGTCGCCGTATGGGCTTAAGCGACTATAGCGAGCGGTTTGAATGGGTGTATGACCAATACACAGAAGATACATTCCGCAGACGATTGATACCACGATGGCTATTGCAACATGGCATTAGACTAGGTGCACC